TCAGGCGATTAGGGGGCTGTATTTAGCATTTAGATTGCTGGCTTTCACTGCTGTTTCAGTGAACTGTGACGCCTGGCCGCTGGCCCCGGTGTTGGGGTGCGTATGAGTCGCACACGTCTGTGCCAGTTCGCGGACGACGTCCAGCGTGTCAGTCAGCAACGTCAGGACGTTAATTTCTTCATTGCCCAGCTTAACGGTTGCACCGATCAATTCCTGCGCATCGGCAATGCTTTTTCGAATACCGGCGATTTTTTCTGTTAGCGCGCCGCCGATGGTGAGATCGACTTCACCTGTTATGTTGTCTTCCAGCTTCCCGCCGACGTCGCGTTTTACGTTACGGCCAACACTGACAGAATTGTCCTTGCTGCAGGTCACTGTGAGATTGCCGGAAGTGCCAACGCTATAATCACCCTCGCTCACATGCAGGACCGCACCGGCCAGAAGCGTCGCCGTTCCCAGCACGGTGGTTTTGTCCGTTGCCTGGATTGTTGTTTCACGGGCAACCAGCTTTCGCTTTTCGTCATCGGCGGTCACTTCCCGTACCATGGATGTTTCGCTAATCGTCTGGTCAGTCTGGCGGACCCAGTCACCGGCAACCGTCACGCGCTGCGATACACCATCGCGCTGCTGCTGCAATTGTTCGCCAGGCTTCACCGCTGGCAGATTATGCCCTTGTGGCATTATCTGGCGTACGAACGGTTTATCCTGCCGGCCCTCTACGAAACCAATCTCAACCAGCGTGCCAGCGGGCGGGAATTGAAACATTCCCGACTCACTGCCCGCCATAGGAACCGGCAGCGGAACGGCTGAATAAACGGGCGTGTTGGCGGCGGGGTTACCGTCTTCATCCAGCAGTTGAAGATCCACGGCATAGCGCGGGCGGAAAGGGTCCGCGATGTTTCCCCCAGAAACGTCTTCGCTGTGCGCTTCAACTCTCGCCATTTTCGGCAGGTGTAACCCGGAAGCCAGTTCTGGATAGACGCTTTCAATTTGTCGCTGGATCGGTGATTTTTGCAGTGGCTTGCCTGTGGCCTTGTTGCGCGGCAACCAGGTGATCGTCATGTTGTCGTTATTTAGCTGAACCTGGCTCAAGCGCTGACCGTTAACCTCTGCGCCTGGCCGAAGGCTCTGAATCATAGGCACAACCATTGAATTACCGGCTGCGGATGCCTGGCTAAATTCGTGTGGTATTTCCACTGGCTTACCAGAGAATAAACTATCCGCTGCCGCGCCGGTGAATACCACTCCATCCGGCAGTTGATACCAGACATAATCTTTAATTGAGAACGCACGGCCCAGGCTCGCCAAAAGCTGATAGCCGGTTCCGCTGTGGGTAAAGTGTGGGATAGGCTTATCAGCGTAAGCCGCGCCCGCAGGTGGGGCGACGTTCAGCCCGCTTTGCTCCGTTATCCAGTCAGTGATCTGGCGTAACGTTGGATGCTGGAAAGAACACGGCCACAGCTTATCGAACACGCCGACAAGCTCACGAACGAATAAACGGCATGTGCCATTATCCGCGGGCTGCGAACGTTCAACATAGCCAGTAAACCAGCGAAGGACCAACCCGTCATAGCCAACATCAAGGCGCACCATTTTTCCGGTGTAATCCGTTTCGGTGCTGGCCGTGATGAATCCACGCCCGCAGGCGTTTAACTCCAGCACGATATTACAGTCAACAAGATGGACCGGGTCACTTGAAAGGAAAAGGCGTTTTATTGGCTTCATGGCTTACCCCAGCGCATCGTTAACAGGTTTCAGGACCTTTTCTTCAAACCAACTCATTTTATCCGCTGACTCTTCCGCAGCACCGCCCGACGCGCCATTTTGCTTTGTGCTGGCCGTGGCATTGCCTTTTCGCGCCTGGCGCTTTTCCGGCACACTGTTTTTTTCACGCAACGTAAAACTCACCTGCCAGGCAAGGCGGTCCTCCTGTGGAACGGCATCTATCTGACCGGTGAAAGTGGCCTCGCGGAGGTTTATAGCCGTTGCGGTGGCATTTGCCACACGATACTTTTTCAGTGCTCCACTTTTTTCTGTCGCGCTGGCTAGCTGAAAAAGGCGTTGTAATACGGCCTCGTCATCAAATGTCACCAGACCAGATACGCGCAATTCTTTGGCTTTGATGCCCTGTTCGGAATTGGTCGTGCTCGATGTCTGGCCCGACTGGTCCTTTTCCTGAAACTGCATTGAAGGGGAAACCAGCATGTTTTGCATGGCAATCCCTTCACCATCAAGCGCTAGTAATGCGGTCTGGCTCATTTATCATCTTTCCCAAATCAGCGAGTGAATCGCCAATAAACATCATTGCGGCGGTATGGACGGCAGTATCCTGCGGAATGCCTTTTAACAACTCTATGGCCGCAGCCCGATAATTGCCGGTGTAACTGAACGACCATATTTTTGCGCTGGCTCCCTTCAGTTCATCCATTGACTGGCTAACCGAAGAAAGCAGCTGCGCGCGCGACTTCATGAAATCAATTATCTGGCCTTTTAACCCATCGGTTGTGGTGCTTACTGCAGCAGCAAGTTGCGCATCAGCAATACGCTGCGCATTTAACGCAAGCCGGTTTGTCGCGACGGACAAAGGCGCGGCGACCGGCAGAGAACTGACTTTCGGCGGCAACTGCATTTTTACTGCGCTCAGTTCGGCGGCCGCAGCGGCCATGCGGCTAACTTGTGTAAATGCCGGGGCAGGGAAGACCGTTGCAAGCTTGCTCAGGGCTTTCATAAATGCATCATGCGTTGTTTCGGCGATCATCATCACGATGACATCGCCGCTTCCGCCAGTGCTAGTTAATTTACCTGCGAGATAACCCAGCGCATTAGCCGGACTAAGATAGCCACCAGAATCAGCGGACTGACCCAAACCATAAACCCATGGGTGTGCTGGAACGATGGAGCACGTTATTGCACCAATCGCATCGGTAAAGGCCAGGCGAGAATCACGCCACATTATCAGGTTCCTCCGGCCAGATAATTTCATCATCACCGGTAATCTCAACACGACTTAGCAGGACGCGATATTTTTTCCACTCAGTCAGCAGGATGGATTCTTTTTCCGTTGCCATTCCCAGATCAATCGCATCCTGAAACAGTGAAATCTGTTCGCTGGCCCTGGCGAGTAGTGAAGCTTTTGTACTTATCGCAGCCTCATGCATCGCAGATTGTTCGGCTTCAACATCTTTGACCCAGGCTTTGCCGTTCCATTTTTGAAACTCACCGGCAGGTGTTTTTTTCGTAAAGATGTCTGGCAAGGGCCCCAACTCAAGAATTAAAAAACTTTCGCCGGTTTCAGTGCTGTAAACCGTTTCGCCGCGATGGTCTTCAACCAAAGACCATGACTGTGATTCATCAGAAAACACAGCGACTTTCCCTTTGGTCGTTTTTGGCGGCGCAATGCTGGTGCAATCAGCAGGCAGCCCGGTAAAAGGGGGAATATATGCATCACCTTCCCCAATAAATTCTCGCGTGTCTGCGCGCAGGTTATAAACCCTGATAGTCCGGGCCTCTTCATTCATTTCAAATTCCATCAGGCAAGCCTCACTAAATAATTGAAAGCAATGTTTTTAACGGTTGTTTCTGCATTACCTGCCGCAGAAACAGTAATGTTGTGAGTGTGCGATCCCAGGACGACGGAATGAGCATGCGCCCCCATGACGACGGAGTGGCCATGCGCTCCTATGGCTACGGTGTGCGTATGCGCTCCTATAGCAACGGTATGCGTATGAGCACCGGCTGAACTGGTATTGACGTTGCTATAACTGTCCAGTTCGTAATAAGTACCCGCAGACCCTTTTCGCCCCTGGTAACCAGGTAAACTCATCTTTTGGAATGTATGAGTGTGAGCACCGGCCGAATTGGTTGTTTTTGTCCCATAGTCAAACGATGAGGATGTCTTCGTGCCCAAATCGGTGTTTGTTGTGGCCTTTGTTCCCAGGTCTGTGGATGTGGTCGTTTTTGTTCCGAGGTCAGTTGCCGCAGCCGTGGCCGTGTGGGTGTGTGACTTGTTGCCGTCCTGCTCATAGGAGAGAACGTTACGACCCGATGCTGGCTTGCCTTTAATCGTCCAGTTACGCATGTCAGGAATAACGCCTGACGGATAGGCGACGGCCAGCAAAGGATAGGCGGCCTTATCAAAAGATTGCCCCTGCATAATGGCATAACCTGTAGGCGTTACGTCTGACGGCCAGGGGATTGGTGCGCCCACAAGATAAAATCGTGGGTCATCACCCGCAGCAACCTCTCCGGCAGACATTCCTACATCCAGCAGCGCAGCGCCTTTTAACTCTAGTGCTTTGCGCGCTGCTGGCTTTGAGGCAAGGTCACTCAGATTTAACGAGCGCTGTAAAAACTTGCTGCCTAAATCTGGAATGGACTGTGCCACAGGCCGCAGGTCAGTGATTGCGCCCTTGTCATCAATGCTGGCAAGCGCGAATACAAAGTGTTTCTCGCCGTTTTCAATATAATCAGCCTGCTCTGCCGCGACAGTGATTTTACTTTTTACCGCCCATTCGCTTGTAAGCGTTCCCGACCATGAAACATCGAGCCAGATTTTCGTAGGCATAGCCGGAACTGAAATATTCAGGCTGGCGGCCAGTTCGGTCCGCAACCCTGCAACATAACCCGCCCCCTTTGTCACATAAAACTGGGTTCCCGTTTTGGCAACCAGATAGCCCGCACCAAAGAACGCGGCCTCGCCATAGATATCAATGTTTTCCCGGCGCTGGCGTTCGTCCATAGAGGCCAGGCGCGCGGTAAAATCAATCTGCCAGGTTTCAGCAGGCGTAGTGATCTCGGTAGCTGATTGCGCGCCGCTGTATTCCATGAGCATGGAGCGAACCAGCACGTTCCCTTGTTGGCCGCTGGCATTTTTAATTTTGCGCTGGGTCGGGGCATGAATAATCATCGCAACTGTGCTGGACGCTTTGTTTATCAGACCGATCCAGTTGAAATCGAAGTCGCCGACGTTTGCGCCCAGCGTCACGGAATAAACAACTGAATCAGCATTTACCACGCCGGTTTTACTCACGGCCTGCCGATATACAATTTTATCTGCTGCGGGCAACCCTTCGGTGTTATCAATCGGCTTTTCAACGTCCAGATCGGGAATATAAGCAAAAATAAACTCGTCCAGCACTACAGGCTTATTATCCACGGCCTGCTGTGCTTTCCAGTTAACAAATGCCTGTGTAATGACGGCTTGTGACATTTTCCCCTCTCTACTTCAAACTGGCGCTAAAGGTCGCGCTAAATTCGTTTTTTACATCACCCAGCGTTGCAGGCCAGCAAACATATTCGCCCTGATACCAGCCGATATTGATATGAACCGCTAGTGAGGTGATGACCTCAAATCGATAACGGCGGCAAGTGCGGCCATACTTGCGGATAATTTCCAGCAGCAAATCGCTGTTATCCGCAATCTGGCTATCCGTCACTCTGACCGTTATGACATCCCAGTCCATCCCGTCCTGTCGCTCCAGCAGTTCGACATATCCGATCCCCAGGCGCTCAAATATGGCAATAAATCCTGCAACCTCGCCCGCCTGCTGCGCGTTTACGAATGCATAGCTAACGCGCTTGCGAAACAGGTTTAACGGCTCGCCTTTAAAACGGGTGATATCGCGTTCCCAGGCAATCAGGTTGAGTAGTGGCTCGGCGCATGTGAGCGGGTCAAACTGCCTAAGAGGCCAGGTGATCCATTCATACACCTGCAACCAGAATTTCACACAGGCGCGCAGCAGCCGCGCAGGATCGCCACGGTCCATCCATGACGGCAACTTCAACCCGGCCAGCAGCCTGCCAAACTCAGTCATTCGTGATCTCCACGGTAAGAGACGCCAGGCGCGGAACCGATAATTCACTGACAATATCGGTGAGCGAAAAACTCAGTGAATCAACTATCGGAAAAGCTTTGTGAATTTCCCGGCCCAGATTTGAAAAGGAGTAGCGCGAATACGGCCACGTCTTTTTCACGTCGTAATTGGCGTTTTCACGAAATGCACAGCGGATCAAATCTGTAACGCCGGTTTCTAAAAGTGCCAGGGCTTCCGGCTCCATGTTTTCCATGCTTTCCACATATACTTTGACCGCCAGTGCGTGGCTGGTTTCTGGTATGGCAAAACACTGTAAATCATCGCCGTGGCCGTGGTGGCCCTTGCTGTTAACGTAATCATTAACTGCATCAATAAAGGGTTGCGATGCTTCGCCGCTGTCCAGTAGCAAATAGGCATTTGCCGTACCAGGCCCGCGCGGGCCGTCATGCAAAAAGAATATGCGGTCAATACTCAGCCCAATAACACCAGCAATCATGCTGCGATAAACGGCGTCGGTATGGTAATTGCCCACCAGGTTAAACTGGTTTCGTACGCGGTCCCGAAGTTCGTCGTCGCTTTCCTCGTCTGCGCCAGGCGTGATTAACCAGTCGTCTTCATTCACGGCGCTGGCTATACCAGCTACGGCTACAGGTAAAATGCGGTAATAGCCCGGCGCCAGGTTATAGCCTGTTCCAGTGCCGGTCGCCGTGACGGCAACAAGTCCGCTTTCAGTGCCTGCGCTCAGGGTTGTGTCTTCATTCACTGCGAGCACATAAACCACCCCGTTGATACGCTCGGTCTGGATAAGCGTTCCAGCCGGAATGGCAATTTCATCTGCCGCATTCTCTTTGTAAAACCGCAGCACGCCAACGGCGGCGCTGGCTGGCTTTGCCTCAACGTTCACAGCCCAGGCGAGCAAACGCAGCATTGGCCCGGTGGCAGTCGCAACGAACATATTTCGCAGGACGATATTGATCAGCGCCTCGCGGAGCCACATCACCGGCGTGGTCACAATCGTTGATATCAGCCTCCAGAATGGGGACATTCTTGATGTGTTGGTAACGAACCCCTCCTCCTGCACGGTGCGCCTGAAGGCGGCGGTGATTTCCTCTTTGGAGGACGGCATTCCGCTGTCATTCAACACCTGCTCAAAATCAACGTCGGGCTTGTCAGTCATAATTCACCTCTGTACCAACGCTGCCGAAGTCGTAGGTTTCAGCAGTAACATAAAGCCGTGAAAGACTCTCCTCTGTGATAACAATTGTTCCGGGGACCAGGCGTTCATCACTTTCAACCAGCAGTGATAGCTGGGTCAGCGCGTCACCGCGCATCGTCGGACTTCGCTCACCGATCAGACGCGTAGTGATGCCGCTTTCCAGAATGCTGTGGATGATGTCCTGGGTGATGCTGTCGCGGTTATTGCACCGCTGCGGCTCGTTCCCGCTGTCCAGGGTGAAATCACCCTCGGTAATCAAGAGGTCGATGTATAACGGTTCGGTACTCATCCGGCGTTAAGCTCCTGCCATTCGGCCAACTGGGTTGGAGTGATTCCATTCGGGGCGGTGATGTAGGTATCGCCCCACGTCTTACGGCTATCAACAACGGTTTTACTGTCAGATTTAACCTTGCCCATCAGGCCGCCGCGCGGGATATCCGCATTGATTTTGTTACCCGTCAGCAAGGACGGAGCGTTCATTTTTGGCGGTGCTGCAGAACCACTTTCTGACGTTGTTTTCAGGTCGATGTTGACGCCGGGGATTTTATTTAGCTTCTCAACGATCCAGTTATAGGTAGACGCAAAGGTATTTTTTAGAGCGTCAAAAAGCTTGCTGAATACGTCACCGATTGTCTGTGCAAATCCTTCAAAAGCGGCCATGGGAGAAAGGCCTGCAAAGAACGCTACTACCGCGCCCCAGCCATCGGTAATGGATTGCCAGACCTGCGCGAATACCTGGCCCACCTGCGCGGCGACATCCATCACCCAGGCAAAGGCCGCAGTGTTCATTACAGCCGCTTTCAGTTCTTCCCAGTGGTTTACGACATACCAGACGCCTAATCCCAGCAGCGCCAGCGCGGCAATAATTAGGGTGATCGGGCTTGTCAAAAACTGCATTGCAGCCCCGGCAAACATGGTCGCCGCCCCATACACCCGCATGGCAACGGCTCCGGCTTTTAACACGATATTCCAGGCAGCCAGCGCGACGCGGCAAACACCGGTCCACAGCGCAAGCAGCTTTGACTGGACCCACAACGCGGCCAGCCCGATGCGGGTTGTAAGTAAAGACGGGCGCATCATGTTTAGCGTCCATAAAAGGGCTTTCCATGCGCCGCCCAGCACTTTTGCGATTGCGCTTAAACCCACCATCGTGAATCCAAATACGCCCATCACGATGTTTGTTGCCGCACCGGCAAGACCAAAGGACAACACGCCCAGCGTGATGTAACCCAGCCAGCGAGCGATGTTAGGGAACATTTCCAGCCAGCGGGCAAACTTTGCGCCCACGGCGGCAACGCGATTCATCAACGGCGTGAGTATGGGGATCAGCGTATTACCCAGGGCCACGCGCATGGCATAGAACGTTGCTACGATACGTTCCCACGGTTTCGCCATACGTTCGGCCATTTCCTGGGCGCGTTTCATACCGTCATTGCGGCCCAGTTCCGTGATACTGCGGTTTAGATTAGCCTGCTGGCCGTACAGCTTTTTGATGACATCAGCGCCACCACCAAAAGCGGCGTCCAGCGCCTGCTGCGCCTTGACGTTCCCCTCAATGCTTGCCCCGTATTTGTTCTGCAATTTCTGGAGAATATCGCCCATTGGCAACATCTTCCCGGTGGCATCAACAAAGCTCATTCCCAACTTTTCAGCGGCGGCCGGCGCGCTTCTTAAAAACTGCTCATAGATGCCGCTTGCCTCAGTTCCCAGGGTTTTGGACAACGATCCCAGCACCGCGAACTGCTCATCCATACTCACGCCGAAGTCAGACCCGGCGTTTTTGGTTCCCTCAATAAGCTCCTGCATGGTCTGCATTTTCACGCCGAAGTTTTGCACCATGTAGGCCGTTTTTCCGGCCAGTTCTTCGGCAAAGCGGACATGCCCCAGGCTGGACAGTTCCGTATTGAACCGGGATGCCATCGCACCAATATATTCGCCAGCCTCCTCGCCGCTGGCTTTCACGCCTGCCGCCAGGGTATTGGCCGCGATTGTCACGCGGGGCAGGTCCAGATCGGAAAGGCCCGCCATTGCGCCCTTCATTGCATAGCTTGAGTTCACCACATCAACCGCGCCTTTTCCGTAGCGCATGCTGAATTTAAGGGCTTCGCTGGACAGCTTTTTGAGCGCATCTTCGGCCACACCTTTGGAACCTACTTCCGCCAGCGCTGCATTCATTTCGTACGCCGGACCCACTACGCCCGCAATGGACTGGGCAACACCCCAGACCGCCGCAGCACCGATTCCAATTCGTGCAAAAGACGCCTGCGATTTTTCGGCAAAGCCAGTCAGCGAGGACTGGGCCGTTTTTAACGGCCGCGTCAGCTTATCAATCAGGCTCAACGTAAAATCCAGGTGGCTCATATCAGGTTCCGTTTAGGGCAATGGCGATACCTTCCGCCGTCTTATTCGCCCTTGTTTTGGCGAAATATTCGTCCAGCCAAAGGGCGCGCGCGATGCTTTCTTCGTCGTCAGGTTCATGCGGGAGGTAGTAGCGGCGGAGGGCAAGATATTGCTCCAGCCCGTTCGTGCGTATCGCCGCCACCCGCGCCGCTAGTTTTTTACTTCGATCTCAAGCTTCGGTGAGTAAATCTCGTTAACCTTTTCGACGATCTGCATTTCGCAGCCTGGGTAATCTTCCATCAGCTTGCTCAGGGCATCCTTTGAGTCAGCATCAACAATACGCCCCAGGTAGGTCGCCATAGGGGCAACCTTATTGGTCATGGTCATTTCGTTAATCAGGTTGTTGTAGGCGGTTTTATTGGGTTCAAAGCTCAGGCTCACACCCGCCACAGTCATGACAATTTTTTTAGACTTACTCATTTTGTTACTTCCCTTCGTTGTCGGATGATGCCCACCAGGGCGTTATGTCGTGCGGCGCAATCGGTGTAGATCTGCCGATAGGCAGTTAACGCCGCGTCAAAGTCGTTACCGGTTGGGCCTGCCAGTCTGGGCAGATTCACCGGGCAAATTGTTAGCTGGTTTTCCTGATAAGGTTCGCTCTGTGCTGGCCGCCAGTTCGTTGAACAACCGGACGTAATCATCAGAAGCACACACATTGTTAAAAACCGGCTTAATGGTTTCTGTGCGGATAACCCGTTCCGTGTGGATCTCATTGGCTTTTAACTCCGCGAGTTTCTTTTCCAGCGCTTCACCGGACTGCCGCGTGATCTCCACGACAATCTGGCGCGTTTCTTCTGTCGCCTTACTGGCGGCCAGTTGCAGCTTTGCGTTGTGCCAGTCGTGGGCCTGCCAGCCCGCTGACATGGCAGCAGTCAGGATCAGGACCAACCCCAGCAAGTTACGCATCAGCGGACCCCGTTATGCTCAAGTGAAAAATGATTTCCGTCCGGCCTGCTGAACCGGCCACCCCATGCGCCGCCGATGGACTCCCAGTATTCTCCCAGCGGGAGATAGGCGGCGCTGTCGGTCTGGTATTCCCCATTGATAAACAGGTTAAAATCAACGGCCAGGCGCTGGGTATGCAGGCTGTTTGCAATGCCGCTGCCTTTTTTGGCGTTAAGCGCGGCCTGCTCTGGCGTGCGGTAGGCTTCGCCAAATGTCAGGCGATAGCCTTTTTCCTCCGCGAAGTGGATCAGATTTGCGATCATCACGGTGAAAAGCTGCTGTTTTTCACTCAGTTTCATGGCTTTTGCTTCCCCATCGTTTCATGAAGTATTCCGCGATGCGCCTTAAACCCGCCTCAATAAAGGCGCTTCCCAGAATGCCCAGGGCGCATGCAATCCCCACGACAACCAGTTCAGGCATATCGGGAAATTTCATTAAAGGGATTGCGGCAAGTGGTGCTACTGCAGCCCCTAAAATCATTCGCCCAAACAGCAGACGGGCAGTGATTTGTTCACTGCTGACCATCAGTTGCCCCAGGCCAATCACGGCCCCAATCAGCAGCAGCTTTGCCAGCAGTGAAGTTTCTCCATTTGGCATCGTATTAACCTTTCAGATCGCGCGTGTCGCGTGCTGACAGGTACGGAACGCCGTCAATCGCCACAAAGTCGGGGCTGGTTACCATGAATTTAATTTTCTTCGTGGTCTTACTGGCCTCGTTGGGGTTGATGTTGACGATGTCAGACAGCGCAGGAACGCAGCCAAACACCTCGATTTTTTCTTCGTCGTCTCCGGCGTTGGCATAGAACAAAAAGTCTTTTGCCGGAATGCCGCGCCACGAACCTGCAGCACGGGCCACGGCGGTGAACTTTTTAAAGTTCTGCGAATCGACTTCGATTTCCACGTCCGCCGAAACGGACCCTTTTGTGTGGCCGTTCGGCACGCCGCGAGTTTGCGCCACGGCGCTGTTATCGGTAATGGTTACGGTGGCGTTTTCAACGTGAATCATGACCGCGTCATAGTTCACATCAAACGAACCGCCACTAATGCGCTCGGTCATTGGTTGCTCTCCAGTGAGGTGTCCAGTTCGATGCTGACGCCGATTTCTTTCGCGCTCTCATACGGGCGGACAATCAAATAAATTTGCACCGCAACACTGCTGGTCCAGGTGATGGTGATATCGCCGTCTTTTGGCGGTTTCACTTCGCCGGGAAACTCGACCCCGTTGATCTGCGTTGCAATTGACATTTCGCGTAGCGGCTTGCCGAAGTAAGTCTCATGCGCCGCGATGCTTCCCGGAGTGCTGTTCAGCGAGCGATCTGCGATTTTTGGAATGGCGCGCAACCGGACGCGGCGGGAAGCTTTATCCACCACGCGGACATTTTCGATCACCTGATAATCGCCGCCTTCGACGTCCAGCGTTCTTCCGTCAGCCCAATAAATCCCGTCGTAGTCGTGATACCACATTGGCACGCTGTAGCGGTTTGCCTGCAATCCCTGCAGCACGGCCAGATCTAACTTTTCACCCGTCCCATCTTCTGGCAGATCATCGCGACCCAGCGCAGTGACCGCCCCGGTGGCAACGCGGGCCGGACTATCGGCAATGGTTACGGCACGGTTACACAGGCGCCCCGCGAGGACTCCCGGTTCATTGCCCCAAAGACGCGGCACAAGCTGAACGCCAGGCGACGCGATCCCTTCCTGCAATTCGGCCATGCGTGATTGGTAATCCGCCCACGATTCCCCCTCAGACGGGCCGCCTACAGCAATGGCGAACCAGACAAAGCGCCCGAATTTGGCCTGCAACGTTTCCCGCATTTCGGTAGCGCGGTTGATCGTGGCCTTTTGGGTAGCGTCAAACGCCAGCGTAATCCCCTCAACCGATGCGACGGACTGGGCAGCCGTAACGGCATTCATCCACGCATCATCCTCGTTGTAGTCGTCGTCCGATGGGTCTGGCTCGGGCATAACATGCACATACGCGAACCAGTTCTGACCGGCGTTATTCGCGGCTGCGGCGACGATGCGTTTTAACAGACTGTCTTTTTCGCCCAACGCTTTATCCAGATCGCTATCGGCGCTAATCGACTGTGTTTTATTAGTGTTGGTGTCGCCATAACCCGCAAACAGGACGACGCGTTCGACGTCGTTCGTTGTGCCGTTGTAGCGGTTTTTCTGACTAACTGTGACTGTCGGCCAGGTCATTTTTACCCCCTGATATCCTGCGCGTTGACGTCCCAGCCGAAGCCGATTGCCTGCATTTGCCGCGCAATGATTTGGTTAAACTCTTCGTTACTGACGCCCAAAAAAACGCGCCCCGGAATATCAATTGTCCATGTGCGTTTGGCTGGCGTGCCTTTCAGCTTGCGGATCACTAAACCTGCCTGCGCCATGCTCATGGTTTCCATAATTTGCTTGCTGGATGGCTTCACCCAGCGTTTGCCCTTTCGCACTTTGTACCCCAGTGCACGCAGGCGTTTAGCCTGACGTGGTAGTGCGGGCTTGTTTGCCTGTGGCTTACGCGGGGCGGCGCTGGCTTTCATTTGGATGTGCGCACCATCCTGCTGGACCGCGCCGACCAGACCAGCGGCGACCGGCTTGTTTCCGTTACGGTAATTACCGCCTTTCAGGTAAACCCTTACGCCCTGAATTTCTGGCATTTCACGAACTGCCAGCAGCTTAGGCAGCCCTTTAAGCATCTTTCCTTTGCCACGCTTGCGCGGTTCCCACGGCGTGCCGTCCGGGGCCGCCTGCTGGCGCTGGTGACGCTTTGCCGCTACAACAATGCCCAGTTTCGCAATGCGCCATAAAAGACGCTGACGTTTGCGGGGAGGGAGATCCGCCTGGGCCAGCTTTTCGCGCATCAGCTTTAACTGCTGCTGATTAAGCTCTCCACGTATCACGTCGCATCACCGCGCTGGACAATCAAATCTGCTTCCTCCGCGACCCATATTTCCGGGTTGACGATGTCCCATGCCTTGCCCCTGAACGGGATCGGGCCGTCGTCCACCTCGCGGATGATCACCGGATCAGCAAGCCCGACCACGACATCAAGAATGCACGTTCCTTCGTCGTCGAACTCCGGGTCTACGGTTGGGTCGGATAATTTCAGTTCGTCGCGCAGCTCGTTGGCGTGTTCATCCACCCAGGCCAACACCAGGGCGTAAATCAGGCCTGGCGAATACTTTCTGAACGGGAAGTTATCCCACGACAAACGGGCGCTATACGTCAGCACGCCGATTCGGCGCTGGTTATTACCCAACGCTTTGGCGCTGCGAACCAGTTCGCAATCGTCCATAGAACTGGAAAACATCTGCATAGCGTCGCGGGGCAGATTAGCCGTAATAAAGGCCGTCAGGCTTTCAAGCTGGCTCATATCAGGTGCACCCCCACGCGCGGCTGCTGCAGCATGTTGCGCATCACGTTGGCCGCTTCGGCCAGCAGATTGGCGCGAGTGTCCAGGCTTTCCTGCCCCGGATGTGACTCTCGCCGCCCGATGGTGGCGAACTCGCCCAGCAAATCGGCTTTGGCGCGGGCGTAAACCGCTTTTTTGTACTGGGCAGTTAACTGATTCTCGCCTCCCAGCTTTGCACCCGGCACATCGGCGGCCCTCTCGCATCCTTTCCCGCTCCAGTAAGCCACCACGTCGGCCAGCGTCGTGTTGACCTCTGCAATTGCCGCCAGAATGGCGACGCCAGCGGTATCTGGCGGCAGATCGGCGGGCAGGGTGCGCGACATCTGAAATTCAGCCAGATCCAGATCAGGCCAGAACGCAACGCCGTTGGTGATAGCTGTAGGCGTGACCGTTAGCGGCTTACCGCTGATACTGAAACTTGGGCCATTCATCGTTACACCTTGTCTGCAATAGAAACGGGCTAACGAGATCCACAGCCAACAACCTATAAGGTTGATGCCTCCCTCGCGCCCGTCCCGGCTTTGCGGGAGTCGTTATTGCTTTGTCAGGCTGTTAATCCGGGCGCGAATCTTGTCGCGTGCGGTCCTGACTCCAGCGTTTGTATTGAACGCGTGCGCCTGGGCCAGCAGGGCATCGGCCTGTTCAAGCGTTTCCACATCATCCACGGCAGTGGCGCGGGGCTGGCCCTTCTCGTCGCGCAGCAGGTAAAGCCCCGCGAACTTGAACCACTTCGCGTTAATGTCTTCATGCAAACGCCACTTTTCGCGGATGTTTTCAAATGTGCGCCCGAAATAAGGCTCAATGCTGTGACCAGCTTCCGCCTGTCTCGTTGCCCACTCCAGCACCGTATCGGCCACAAAGGCGGGCATGGTACTTTTGAAGTTTTCCGGCATCGCCTGGTTTTCAGTGATAGCAACGTCGGCCCAGTCCAGCGCCTGGCCCATTTCCCCCGTGTCGAACAACCAGATCACGCAGTAGACCAGGGCTGGATTTGCGAAGCGGGCATCACCGGCAAGATAGGATTCAACTGTCGGCATCCAGCGCGGTAGAAGGACATCGCGTTTAAATTCGATGCGGTCTTCGGTGCGAGGCAGGCTGCGGAGTTGCTCCACATCTTTTGCCAGTTCCAGCATTTGCAGGTGGAAGCTGACCGGCGACGATGTCAGGGCTTCGCGTTTATCTAGCGCCTTTGCGGTTTGGACGCGGGCGCGGTGTCGTTGACACGGAGTCATGGCTTATGCTCCCTCTGCCTCGGCAGGCGCATCAGTTGCCAGGGTGATTTTGTCGAACGCCGCATAAAGTTCGTCATGCTCCACCGCGTAACCTTCCATGCGCAGATAGCTGTTTTCGAATTGCTTGCGGTCGTCGCTCCAATCTGCTTTACGCTTGCGGGTTCCTGCCTGGGTGTAAATATGCAGGTTGCTCAGTGTGGTAATGATCAGGCGACCCTCCGGCATAAATGGTGGGGTATACACCTGCTTACCTGCGATCTGGCGGTTAATCAGTTGTGCGGCTACCTTCTCGGTTGGTCGATCGACCATATTCATCATGGTGGTGGCATCCTTACCGATCAGGTCGCCAGAAATCAGCACGCACAGATTTGGATCGTTCCGGTATTGCTCCAGAATGCAGGTATGCAGCAGGTCGGTAACAGCAGCATCCAGCGAAACATAATCCGCGCCTGCTCCGCCCAGCGTGACCGCATCAGTGATAATCTGGCCCGGTGACCGGGTTTTTACGATTTGATGCCAACCGATGTTGACGTCTTCCCCGTTCGGGTTGTCCACCGGATTGGTATTTTCTGCTGCTTCTACGCCGTTGAACGCAACACGCAGCATATCGAGTGCAAATTGCTCGTTGCTGAACGCCTGGATCAACTGGAAAAACTCGTCTTCGCTCCCAGAGTTTGCCCAGTTAGTCAGCGTGTTGTAGTCCAGATACGAACCTGAATCCGTTTCCGCCAGGGCATAGGTATTACCATCAACACCCAGCGGGCGCTGGAAACGACCGCCCTTTTTACGGCCGGTATAGATGCCAGGCTTACCGGGGCTAACAACCTGACCAGTTGTTTGCTGAACGTCTTTAACGTTCACCATGCGCAGGAACTCTGACGATTCCAAAAGCGCCTGACGCAGCAAGGTTTCTTTAGGCGGCGTGATTGCGAAAAATTTTGCGGTACTTTTCACGCCATAAGATTTAGCCAGTTCCGCCGTGTATTTTTCTAAAAAACCTTCGGCGCGGGGTGATAATTGTTGCGCGTTTTGCATGAACTTTTCCTTTCAAAGAGCGCTTAAACTAATTCGCGTTTTTTCTGGTCACCTGCCGGTGCGCGACTTGGGCGGCGGGTGTTGCCGTCCTCACTCATGGATAGCTTTGTCAGTACCGTGGACAGTTGAGCCGAAAGATCCGCCATTTGATTACTGGCGGGCTGGCGACGCGCAGAAAATTCACGGCGACGGCTGCGACGTGGTCGTTTTGCCGGTGTAACGTTGAATGCTTTCATGGCTTTGACCAGGTTAGCCTTCGCTACGCTGAACTCTTCCGCTTTAACTTCATCTTCGGGGTTGTCTGCTACTTCCTCAGCAAGATCGGCAACTTCGGCGGCGGCATCAGCAATATCACCGGCGATCTCTGCCACTTCGTCGGCGGCCTGTTCCGGCGTGTCTACCGTGTCGGCATCGCCGTTTGCGGCCTCTTTGCCGCTTTTGACTAAATCCAGCAGTTGCTGGATGAGGGCTTTTAACTCTTCCATTTTCTCTTCCTCGCCCTCGTTGGGCTTGTCGGTGTTAGGTTCTGGTGTTGGCGTAAAATCTTTACGAGTCGAAAATAATTTCGACCAGAAAGAATCTTTTTTTTCTGGCTTGCTGGTCTGCAAATTACCCAGACTGAACGTTTCCAGGCTTCCGCGCTCCGCGTCCTTTTCTTCTCCAGCCAAAACAAATTTGAGTTTTTCAGTTCCCAGACTTGCCGGAATATCAGTTACCGCCAGCCCAAAAAGATATTCACGTCCGCTACCTGCAAAATCAGCAACAAATTCAGCAGACGTAAAAAGCTTTTGCCCTGCGCGATTTGCATCAATTAAGAACTGATTAGGGATTAGCTGGGCATATAATTTAGTTACATCACCTTCCGTCTCTACTTTCAGCGCATCCACTTCGCCCAGGTTGCAGGTAAATTCGCGCTCCGCAATATCATGTTGTGGATGATGCGGCCAAATCATTGCCGTATAGGTTTTGCGGGAATAGGTTTCCGCTGCGTCAATTAACCATTGTGCTTCAATGGTGCGACCGTCCACGGCCTGCCCCGATGTGGCGATGCATAGCCAATCAGTTCGGTAACTGGGTTGCGTCATAACTGACCTTTAATAATGAAATGAATAAAACAATTCGTTTGTGATGGTCAGTATTGCCAATTAAATAAAACTGCGCGACCGCTTTATTTCTTATGCATTCGGTTATAAATAGTTAACCACCTTTTGCCGATATTTAATTATCAATCTGGTTGAATAATCCCGTCATAATAACCTCATGGCTAAATACTCCGATGAATTAAAAGAAGCGGCCCGCACGCTATACATTAAAAGCTGGACGCCGAAAGATATTGCGCAGGAACTGAATATTCCACCGCGCACCATTTACCACTGGGCCGACGTCGGGGAGTGGGCATCACTGCTGCCTGTCGAATCAGTGGAAAATGTCATCGCCCGCCGCATTGACCAGCTCTCCCGCCGTGAGAAAAAAACGGCGCTGGAGCTGGAAGAACTCCGCGATCTGATTGCCCATCACGTCAAGCTCATGGCGCAGCGCAACAAGCACGCCGAAAAGCTGGCCGAAATTCAGGCCAAAAAAGCATCATATGACGGTGAGGGCTATTGCCTCAGCAGCGCAGGCGGGGAACCTGGGGAACGGGAAGGAAAGCGCCGGTATAAGAAAAACGACGTTTCCGGCCTGACGCCTGAAATGCTGGATACATGGGCGCGGGAACATCTGTTCGAATATCAGCTACATTGCCGCGAGCACAAAGGCGAAGACTGGCGCTTTATTCTGAAAAGTCGGCAGGTAGGTATGACCTACTATTTTGCATGGGAAGCATTTGAAGATGCCGTCATCAGCGGTGATAACCAGGTCTTTTTCTCCGCATCCCGCGCGCAGTCGGAAATCTTCCGCGAATACATCGTCCAGATTGCGCAGAACCATTTCGGCATAACGCTGACCGGCAAAAATATCCGCCTCAGTAACGGCGCAATCCTGCGCTTTCTGTCCACGAACGCCAGCACCGCGCAGGGCTTTAACGGCCACCTTTACGGTGATGAAGTCTTCTGGATTCCAAAATTTACGCGCCTGCACGAAGTTGCCAGCGCAATGGCGACACACAACAAATTTAGAACCACCTACTTTTCAACGCCCAGTGCGAAGACGCACCAGGCGTATCCGGTATGGACCGGCGATGAATGGCGCGGCGACGATCCGAAGCGCAAAGGGATTGAGTTTCCAAAAGAAAGCGCCATGCGCCAGGGCATCATCTGCCCGGATGGGATCTGGCGTTACATCATCACGATGGAAGACGCTATCAAGGGCGGGCTGGGGGCGCTCGTCGATATTGAGCGACTCCGCAACAAGTACAACCCGACCGCGTTCGCCATGCTCTACATGTGCCAGTTCGTTGACAGCAAAGACGCGGTCTTCAAATTCTCAACGCTGGTAGGCTGCGAAGTGGACCGGGCAACCTGGGGCGACTATGACCCGACCGCCGCGCGGCCATTCGGTAACCGCGAAGTGTGGGCGGGCTTCGATCCGTCGCGCTCCGGCGACAACTCCACTTTTGTGATAATCGCGCCACCCATTCACGACGGTGAACGTTTCCGCGTGCTGGCCTGCTGGCAATGGCAGGGCTTTAACTTTAGCTGGCAGGCGGACCAGATACGCCAGCTTATGCGCCGCTTTAATATCACCTACATCGGGATCGACACAACCGGCATAGGCAAAGGGGTGTATGACCTGGTCAGCAAGTTTGCACCACGCGAGACAAACGCCATTCTTTACAGCGTCGAAAGTAAAAACCGCCTGGTTATGAAGATGATCGACGTTGTGGAACGAAAACGCATCGAATGGGCGAAAGACGCCATAGACGAAACCAACAAAGAGCGCGTCGAAATTCCGGCGTCGTTTATGGCTATCCGTCGCACCACAACTAACAGCGGTAACGCGCTTACGTTTGTTGCCGAACGCTCAGACGCAACCGGCCACGCGGATGTTTTCTTCGCTATCTCGCACGCCGTAATAAACGAACCTATCGATCACGAATTTGACCGCCCATCGACCTGGGCTTTTGGGAATGCAGCATGACGACAAAGATACAGCGTAAAGCGAAAAAATTCAGGGCAACGACCGGCAACAACGTTGAAACGTTCACGCCAGGGCGCGGCAGCGTGATCACCTTTGGCGAACCGGAACCCATCCTGACGACCGGCACTGATTATCACAATATCTGGTATGACAACGAGGCGGATCACTGGCGGCTCCCGATTGACCGGCTGGCGCTGGCTCAGTTGCCAAACCTTAACGGCCAGCATGGTGGCGTACTGTATGCGCGGCGCAATATGGTTGCCGGTGGCTATATCGGCGGCGGCCTGACGCCTGACCAGGTAGAACAAGCGGTGTTTGATTACCTGCTGTTTGGTGATGTCGCTATCCTGAAAATCCGCAATGTGTTTGGGGAGGTGATAGACCTTCTGCCGCTGCCGTCGCTTTATCTGCGCTGCCGGAAAGACGGGGCATTCGCCGTTCTTCAGGAGGGGCCAGCACTGATTTATGACCCTCAGGACATCGTATTTTTCAAAATGTATGACCCACGCCAGCAGGTCTACGGCTTACCGGATTATATCGGCGGTATCCATTCCGTTTTACTTAATAGTGAGGCGACTATTTTTCGACGTCGCTACTACAACAACGGGGCACACATGGGCTTTATTCTGTATACCAGCGACCCAAACTTAACGCTGGAAATGGAAAACGAAATCAAGGATAAGATTGCCCAGTCCAAAGGGTTGGGCAACTTCCGCAACATGTTTATTAACATCCCGAAAGGCGACCCGGACGGGGTCAAAATTCTGCCGGTAGGGGAAGTCAGCGCAAAGGATGAATTTGCCAATATCAAAGGGATCACCGCGCAGGATATTTTTACCGCTCACCGTTTCCCTGCTGGCCTGGCCGGTATCATCCCGACGAACGGCGCCGTAATGGGTAGCCCTGAAACCGCCCGCACGACCTACCGCAAAGACGAGGTTATCCCTTTGCAACGCAAATTTATGAACGGGGTTAACAATGACCCGGAGATCCCGCCGCGCTTACACCTGAATTTTGACGTTGAATTACCGGTTATTGCCCCCGATAAGGGCGAAAAATGAACGTAATTAGTTTAAAATCATCCCCATTGTTAGCAATGGCGTGCGGGGTGGTGAACATGCGAGTTTTTAAAATTAAATGTCCTGAATGCGGTCAACCGGCCATCATTCGCAAATCTGACTGGAAAGACAAAAAACTGGCGGATTTGTACTGCGCGTGCACCGAAGTTGAATGCGGCCACACGTTTGTGTTTAACGCCTCGTTTTCTCACACTCTCAGCCCCAGCGGGCTGACCGGTAACAAGCTGGTCAAATTCCTGATTGACCGGCTCAAGCCAGAAGAACGCCAGTTCGCGCTGGATCTGCTCAACGGCCAGACCGCATAAAAGAAGCCCGCATCAGCGGGCTTTTTCATTTGTAATTACCGTTAATCACTACTTTGAACCTAAGGCCCAGCATTGACGGCTTTCCAACACCCACGCCACCTTCACACCAGGTAGCAATCACCTTTTCTGCTACTACCTTGATTGACGACTTTTCCCAGCGCCAGCCGGTAACAATACCCGCGACCGTTTTTTTGCTGTGGTTGAAACGAACCTTAATTTTCATTTTGACCCTCTTGTTAAAAGACGCGGACTCTTTGCCGCCCGCACCCGCAGAATCACGCCGACCACCGCAACAAGTTGCAGCGGCCAGCGAGATTTACTTATCGTTTCGATGGCTGCCCCTCAGCGGCGGCCACCATTTTTCTGTATTCACCCACCGGATCGAACCGCAACCGCAACACATCAACGCCGTGGTTATCCCTCAACCGTTTCCATAATTTGTTTACCGTGCCGGATTCGTTGTTTTGCTGACGCGTGATTAACTCGCCGCTCGAACTGGCACGGTAAACCTGCCCGTTGATTTCCAGTCTGCTGCCTTCAAGCATCGAAATTGCCTGCGCTTCGGAAATATCCAGCGAATAAAGAGAGGCATCAGCCAGCAAACTGGCAATCGCTGGCGCAAGTGCGGCCCGTCTGGCGCTTTCCTCTGCCTGTTTTGCGTGCGTTTTCTCAACTGCAGCACGCCAGGCGATATCCTGATCACTTCCTGGGTCATACGGTGAACCCGTTTTCACTCTCCTGGTGGGCATTTCTCGCAATCGGCGAACCAGCCTGCGCCGCGTGGCCGCATCCATGTTTTCAAAATCGACAATTTCTTCCTCTGAATCGTCTGTCACTTCCCCCACGTCTGGCGCAAAATCGGTGATTTTTTCGTCTTCCGTAGAGTTATTGACAGAACTCCAAGCGTCGCCGGGTGGCGACGGCAAAAGGTCAACCCCCAAACCGGGGCCGGTTTGGGCCCCAGTGGTGGCTTTGGATTTGGCGCGGATTGTCCACTTGACCAGGCGCGTGCAAATGCGCGACTGCTCCCCCAGCCGTGGCGACCAGACGCCAAAGACCTTATCCGGGATCTCACAGTAGGCATTCATTTCATCGGCTGGCTTATAGGCGAGGCGGACGACATAGTTTTCACGCGGGATCAGCACACCGCCCTGGCGCAAAATGTATGTAGCGAAGCAACCCACATCGGCAGCAGCGCAAACCGCATCCATTTCTGGATCGGCCAGCATTGCCGCGCCACGCTTGAAGGTATTCGCAATTTTGCGCTGGTTGGTTAGCTGGTTGCTCAGTTTGCGCAGTTCGCGATAAACGGACACAGGAGGCTGGCCTAGCGGCTGAAACTGGCGGATGCGGTGAAGCGATGCCCAGGCCATTGCATATTTGGCCGTTTCATTTAGCGGCTTACCCGTCTCATCGTCCAGCTCACCGGCCAGCGCGTGGCCGTCGATATTTTTGGAAATGTATTTCGCGATATAGGCCGTTGCTGACCCTTTGCGCGGGTCCATTTTTTTGGACTTGAAGCGAGCGCCGGTATTGCGGCCCAGTTCGGCGCGGTCTTCTTTGGTGAAGTATTCGCGCAATATTGCGACCGTGGCTTTTACTTCCGCCTGCGGCATGAATAACAGGGCGTGCCAGTGCGGCGTCCCGTCGTGGTGTGGCTCTGCGACACGGAAACCATAAGGGCGCAAATCTTCACGTTTCAGTTTGGCGGTTGCGCGGTTCCAGACGCGGCATAGATACCGCTGCGCCTGGGCAACGGTGGTGTGATTCCACTTGCCGTTATGGTGACCTGATTCGACGTTACTGTGATATTTGGACGGGCAAGTGATGGTCAGGAAGACGCCCACATCGCCACGACTCTGGGCCACAAGCTCAACGCCAGCCATACGCGCCATAAGCTCATGGCGGCGTATAGCCGGATTGGACGTGGACTTGTTTATCATATCTTCAAGTGATGAAACGTTGCCGTCTTCGTCGACAAGCTCATGGCTCTTGAAAAACTCGCGGCTTTTACGGCGCTGTTCCTGCCATTCAATCAGGCTTGAGGCGCTTACATAGGCGTGGGCCTTGCGGTGAACCGCACCGATTGCACGCAACTGGTTTTCGCGCCAGTCGCAGCGAAGACGCCAGATTTTACGGCCCCACCACTCAGGGGAGCACATTTTTAGAATGGCGGTAAAAATCCGTTCACGTTCCCACGGTGCGGTCCATGCAGGAGGGACAACGCGGAGGGCCAGCATTTCGCGGCCCAGATGGCAATATATCCAGTCCAGTTCTTCAACGCTCATGCCCTCGGCGGTCAGGCCCAAAGCGGCGCATTCGGTTTCAAGCATTTCAGCCAGACGGTTGGCAATTTCATGAGCGGCGCTTAACGCCTCCCGCTTTGTGAAATCCGCAAGGCGTTGCCAGCGGCCATGCCAGTAGGCGGCCAGTTCGCTGTTAACGTTTGTCGAAACTCCTTGCTTGCTGCGCACGATATCAAGACGCAGTAATGATTTTTTCACGGTTCCCATAAGAAAATCATTAATGTGTCGGGCTTCACGGTTGGCACGCAGCCAGTCGATTTTTTTGCGCCAGACTTCGCGGATAAAGAACGGCTCAGACAACAAACGGGCCTCCACACCTTCCGGCGTGCTGGCCCATGCGGCTGCGGCGGCCTTTGCGGCGGCCATATCGTTTCTGACGATCTCTTGATGTACTGAAAACGGCAGGCCGTGCGGCTCGTATTTGTCCAGCGCATGGATCAGCGCTTCACGATTGCGAACCTCTGCCGGGTTATAACCGGCGCGTTTGATAAGCCGGTCAATATGCTTTTCAACGGCAGGATGATGCGCCACAGCCCCGGCGAGCGGGGCGAGCTTTGCAGATTCAAAGGTAAACGCCCCGATAGCGGGGCGGGGCTTGTTCCACTCCCATGCGAAGACGTCAGACACCGGACGCCCCCATCATGTAAGCTTTTATGAACGCCGTTGCCGCTTCAGCGTTGACGGCGTTTCCGTAGGCGCGGATTTTTCCCACTCTTGCGGAATCCCCATCAACCAGCGGGATAAGTTCGGGTTCAACTGGCCGCCACTTTTCATCCCTGCAAAACAGCCAGTCAGCAGATCCCCAGAAGCCGTTAACCGGGCCGCATCCGCTATCTGGGCTACCACGTCCAGTGTGTCCGTGGATAATTTCCCGTTGCGCATCCTTCCGCCCTGATACCCCCCCTTGTGATCTCTTGCCGCTGGTGTCGGCCACCCCGCCAGACAGGCGAAGTCCTGCAAGTTCGACTGGCGACCAGCAAGTTTTCGTGCAATCACTTTCTCCGCGTCCTGGTAGGCATTTTTCGTATTGCTTGCGGTCGGCGTCGGCCACCCAGTAAGCCCTGTCCCGGATATGCGGTGCGCCGACGCTCGCAGACGGAAACGCGCACGCCCCGAAGGCATAACCCATTCCTTCCACGTCAGCTTGTACAAGGTCGATCCAGTCGTTTGCGTCAGCGCTCGCAGATTGCTCGCCAAAGATAACGAGAGGGCGGCACTGCCCAGCCAGCCAATGCATGGCGGGCCATAAGTGCCGCTCGTCAGCAAACCCTTCTCCTTTGCCTGCCGCGCTGAAAGGCTGGCATGGACAAGACCCTGTCCAGACTGGGCGGGAGTCCGGCCAGCCAGCACGGCGCAGGGCATATGACCAAATACCAATCCCTGCGAAGAAATGGACTTGAGTAAATCCGCGCAAGTCGTTTGGTGTGACATCTTCAATGCTCCGTTCGTCAACAATGCCGGGGGCGATAAGACCGGCAGCAATAAGGTTGCGTAGCCATTGGGCTGCAAATGGATCAATTTCGTTGTAATAGGCGACTGTCATTTTTTGCTCTCCACGTTGTACTTTTCGTGGGTCAGCAATGACCAGACCTTGCCGCCGTCCTTACTTAATAAACGCCAGCGGCAACCCAGACGGATCACCAGGTAATGGTGTGGCCGTATGCGGGAATAATTTTTCCGGCCTCTCGCGTACTGGCTTAATTCAGCGGTTGCACGCTTGCTTACACCCAGCGGGGCGGCGCATGAAATCTGCAAACGGGTAGCCATCAAAACACCTCGACATCTTTTGCTGGATCGAAGCCTATCCAAGGTGAATATCCGGCACACGGGCCGCAATCAGGGCAGCGACCACCACCGGCACGCCCGCAGGCGTCGCACACTTTGAGGACGCCGATCACCTCGCTGGCGGCTCCCCTGGTAATGGCGTTCACGCTAACCGAACGGTTAACGCTGATTTCCTGGAATTTGAAAGCGCTGTAAATATCACGGGTGGCGGGGGTATCACTGTTTGACAGGATCACCGGCGAACCAGTCAGGCGGTTGGCAGCCAGCAGGGCAGCAGCTAACTGGCGGTGTTGCTTCTCACCAAACGGGGCGGTGTGGTACTGGGTAAAATTGGCTGTTTCGCTAGCTGGAAGGTACGGCGGATCGCAGTAGATAACGGCATCGCTGCCAATCATGATTTTTAATGTGCTCTGGTAGTCGCAACAAACGAAAACGGCTTTCGTGTCGTTGGCCTTTTCAGAAAACAGGCGGATCTGTTCTTCGGGGAAATATGGCGGGGTTTTATGCTTACCAAAGGGAACGTTATATCCGCCCTGGCGGTTGTAGCGCACAACGCCGTTATAGCCATGGCGATTCAGATAAAGGAATTGCGCAGCGCGAAGAACCTTGCCCGCGTCCGGGCCGTTTTCGAAAACCTCACGCGAAGAAAGATTATCTCTGGCACGGGCGTTGAAATCATCCCGGACCCACTGATAACCGTCTTTATCGCCATACACCTTAAACAACGGGCGGGCCGCGTTAATGACCGCATCCGGCCAGCGCGTTATCTGGCGGTAAAGGTTAATCAGGTCGGGATTAATATCACCCAGGATATAACGGCGATATTCAGTATTGAGGAAAACAGAGGCACCGCCGACGAACGGTTCAACCAGGCAATCCGCTTTAGGCAGTACGGGCAGCAGATCGGGAATTACGCGGCTTTTACCACCAGGCCATTTCACAAGCGAACGAATCATTTTACTTTCTCCAGGGTGCAAGAAGCCCGACGCGTTAGCGCCTGTTTCTTTTTTGTGGTCAGTTATTTGTTAATCGGTTGGTTTGTCTGGCTCTGGCGGCTTGTCACGTAAAGCCTGCATTTCAGCGCGGGGCGCGGCGTAGTCCTCAAATTCCCACGGCATTGATGCTGCGAACTCTGAAAGGCGCTTAATCCCCATCATCAGGCTGGTTTGTTCCGCTTCGGTCAGATCTGCAAAAGCTAAATTCAGGTGGCGGCGGGTCAGCTGTGGTAAACCGGCCACGCGGCTGGCCGCATCATTCGCCAGGATGAAAACCACTTTCTTGCGAGTTTCATCCAGGCGATTGAAGCGGGTTGCTGTATCGTTCACGCGGTTGGCGTTTAAACTGGCTTGCAGTCGGGCACGTTGTTCCAGAAAACGGCGGCGCCCTGGTTGCTGTCCTGCTTTATCCATGAACATATCCACCTCACCAGAACTAAGCGAAGATGCCCATCAGGCGGGCGAACCAGCGGCGCTTATTGCGCGGGCGAGACATAAACGGCAAACGTGACTGTTTTATGAACTGCACGTCGGTTGCCTTTGGCTGGAAGAAACGACCGTCCGGGGTTTCAATCCAGCCACGGGTGTGGGCGCGGTGCGTTATCTGCTGGCCTTTGGTTAACAGGCTGGCGAACGAAGGGCATTGCGTCATATCCATGTTGATCTCCGTCAAATTGAAATAGTGCCGGGATATTGCCTCACGCCCGGCGCGTGTTTCCTGTGATAACATTGCTATGCCTGTGAAACTTTGAGCAGCGGATCAGGCATAACAACCACCTACACAGAGGAAAACTTATGAGCGAACAAAATGAATCGCAGGTAAGAACATATGTTGTGCGCAATGTAAAAACGGAAGACTTCCACGTTAAATACCAGCCGCGGCAGCAACAACAGCAACAGACTCCTAAAGGCGGAGACTCCAGTAAAAAGGATTAAGCAATGACTCAACAACTCAACGGCGAACAGATTCACGATCTCTATTACTTTCACGCTCTGGAAGATATGACGGCAACTTTTCACCGGAATATCTTTAACCTGATCAGCTTTATTCAGGTGCTTCTCAGCACCACGGTAATGGCTGATATTGCAAACCTCTTTCCCGTTGGGTTGTTGATGGCCGTTCTTACTACTTACTTGTTTATCTACAAGCCGGGCGAAATTGCCGGTAAGGCAAAAGAGCAGGCCCGACGTTATGAGAAAATGATTTCTGCCATTGGTGACATGAGTGTCAATGAATACATGCGTCGCCTGGACGACAGTATTGATAATGATTCCCCAGCGCCTGGCGCTCTGAAAAAGGCCGCACACATAAAAGCTGATATTGCTACTGCAACCAATATTGAAGGAACAGACGCACGCATTCGCTCCCTCACCATTGGCGAAAGGTTTTACGTTTTCTTTGCTGGCGGTATACAGCATTAATCACATCCCTTTCCAGATAACCGCGTCCACTCTTTAACCTGTTCTTCTGTTAGGGGGGGGGGCGCAATGAATAGTCACTGCGCCAATAGTGATGGTGCGTTCAAAGGTTAGTGTTGATATGAAATCATTCAGGCGTTGACTGATTACATCTTCAACGGAACGACTATTAGGTCCCCATCCCTTAACATAAAAACTAATGTTTCCAGCATGTGCACCGTTGCTGTAATAGCGGCGGGTAAAAATAGTTTCGTTAGATGATTTCATGCTGAAACTCCTAATTTGTTATGGCGGGTGCGCTTATGTGTTTGGTGGTTAATACCAGTCACACGACGATATGTTTTCTTGTCACGCATTAGGCGATCAATGAAGTGCCTTTCTTCTGGGGTGATCAGTGCGCGACAATGCGCAACGGCATCCCAATATTCTTGCAGCATGATGAAACGCTTAGGTCGTTTCGAACCGGGCATCCCTTCACGGTGAACTGGCAGTTGTGCGCGGTCCATCAGGTTGCGAACACTCTTTAACGTGCGGCCAGTCAGATAAGCAAACTCGACCGGCGTAACGAAAATCTGTTTTTGCAGTTCTTCGGTATTCATATCGCGGATGCTTTCAGCCTGCGCGGCTGTCATTTTGCACGTGCGGGCAACGCGGGCATTATCTAACGGGAACTGGCGTAAATGTTGAGATCCCGCTGTTAAATCAATTTCTCGTAATTGTGTCATTTGTTAGACTCCATAATTAGCCATTCATGAGGCTTGTTAAGTCCAGTTTTGGCAATGTCAACACAAATGCTAAATGAGTAAATTGTGTTGTGTTTGGTTAATTATGTTGAGAACTCTAAATTATGTCAATGACACAAGGCGAGAAGTTAGCTCTTATTCGTGACTCTGAAAGATTAACTAAGAGGCAACTAACTGATTTAGTTGCTATTAACTATGGAACCTATCACGGATATGAAAGTGATAAATCCAAAATGACTTTAGAAGCAGCAGTGAAAATCTTTGGACACCCCAGATTTAACAAATATCAAGACTGGTTTATGTATGACCGGATCGACCCAATCCGGGGCCAGATCGCACCGGCTCTCGCACACTATGGGCAAGAAACAACGCAATCAGACCCATCCGGGAAACAGACTGGCTAACGTTATATAAACATTACATTTTCACTATTTGTTACCAAGATAGTGAACTGACGATCGGAGGGTCTTCTTATGTCCGTTAAGAAACTCGAAGATGGTCGCTATGAAGTGGATGTAAGGCCGCGCGGGCGCGATGGAAAACGCATTCGGCGGAAATTTGAGAGGAAGGCAGATGCGCATGCGTTCGAACGTAGCATCATTGCCAAATTTCAGAATCATGATTATCTGAACAAACCGGCAGACAAACGGAAGTTAAGCGAGTTTATCGCGCTTTGGTGGCAGCTGATCGGCCGCAATAAGAACTACGCAAATCGTAGGCTTAGTGCGGTGAATTGTATCTGCCTCGATATGGGCGATCCCATGCTTTACCAGCTTGATGCGCGGTGCATTATTGATTACCGGGCATATCGGCTGGGGCAGGGAATCAAGGCTTCAACGATAAACCATGACCTTTTCGCGTTGAGTGGGATTTTCAAGTCAATGGCTGAAATAGATGAGTTTCACGGTGAAAACCCTGTCACATCGGTTAAGGCCTTGAAGGAACCCAAAACGGAAATGTCATATCTAACCCAGTCCGAAGTGGATCGGCTGCTGTCGCTATGTTCAGGTGATTACTACCGCATTGCCATTCTGCTGCTGGCTACTGGCGCAAGATGGGGGGAGGCATATAGCCTGAAAGCCGAAAACATTGTCGGTAACAGAGTCATGTTTACCCTGACAAAGAACGGCGAAAGGCGCGTTGTGCCGATATCGGATGATATTGCCAGGATAATCAAAGACAGGGAATCAGGGCGGCTTTTCCGTGTCAGTTATAAAACGTTCCGATTAAGGATGAAAGAAGCGAAGCCCAACTTGCCAGACGGGCAGGCGGCCCATGCTTTGCGCCATACATTCGCAACGCATTTCATGATGAAAGGGGGCAACATAATTGCCTTGCAGCGAATTTTGGGTCATGCGGATATTTCTCAAACGATGGTTTACGCACACTTCGCACCTGATTATTTAATGGACGCGGTGAGCTATAATCCCCTCAGTGGAATGTCCACATTGTGTCCACAGATTGGAGGCAAAGCGGGGAATTTGAGGGCTAGTTAA